ATGAAATGCAGATACTTGAACATGAATTGGCTCAAACTCGTACGGAATTACATGCAGAGAATCAACGTGGCGCATTGAAAGATAGTAACAAGGTGGCAGAGCTAGAAGCTAAAATGCTAGATTTATCTCAACGTTTGGAAGTAGAGCAACGATTAGCTGATAACAAGCAAGAGCATGAGCAACGGGTAGAAGAGAGTCAACAAGAAATTGAATATATCATGGATACACTCACGGCCGGGAATTTAAGTATGCGAGAGCTAACAATGAACGAAGAGGCGTACCAGATATTGCGCCAAGTAGTGCAGATGACAATCATGGAACTTGATCAAAAACGTCTTAATGAAATTGCACGGATTAATGATCAGAATTCCGTACTAATTGCGGCAAAAGATTTGTTACAACAGCAGTACGATAAACTTTATGAGAACTTTGCAGATGTGAAGGCCGAACTAAACACTACGAAAGCTGAACTTGAGGACACTGAGTTGAAACGAAACGCAGCCGCAGAGCAACTTGAAGATGCCAAGAAGGAAATTACACGATTGAACAGTCACATAGATGAACTTAGCGCAGAAATCGCCGTAGGAGCCAAAGGAGCCGTTAAGGTAACGAATCAAAACGGAAGCCTTGCTGATTTGGTACAACAATTCAATGCAACAAAGCCAGCTATATACGATATTAAGCCGTTAGATAATCGACAATCTCGCTTCCAGGCGAAGATGGCAGAGACTGATGAATTAATCGAATTTGGTTACCTCGAAAAAGGGAAGTACCGGGAGGTGACGGCTGAAGAAGCCGAGGTCTTTCGCGCCGATTACGAAGCCAAACAAGCTAAAGCGAATACTCAGGTGGACGCTGGGGAAGGGCTGGAGTTAACAACTCAGGTGTTTCAAGAAAGCGATAGCTCAACCGATCGACTGGATGAAGGGAACGTTAGTCTGGAAGTGGCAGGACAAGGTACTACACTCGAAGCTAGAGTAGCGGAGTTGGAAATGGCTGTATTCGGATTAGTTAAGGAGGTAGCCTGATGCTGAAACCGGTATTTGTGGCTGCGGAATGGAGAAAGTCAGATGATGGATTGTTTGTAGTTAACCTTCTTACGGGAGAAAGGATACTATGTGAACGACTAGAGCCCGAATATCTATGTGGAATAGATTTTGCAACCTCATACGATATTGATCATGAAAAAACTAACAGTTTGTTAATCTTCAACACGACCAAAGAACTGAGTAAAAAAGGGGCAACTTAGGCTGCCTTTTCTCTAAAGGAGGGGTGAGAGGTGGACAATAACACTGTAATAAGATTGCTTTCGGATTTTAGATCATACAAATTTGCTGTTATGAACCTCAAAGATGAGGGTGTAGAAATAGCAGATAGTCTATTGCCAGTGTATGCAGATCGTAAGCCGAGATTTATCAGCAGATACAATACAGGCTATGACTATGCAAGATACACACGTATTGTTGAGATGGTAGAGTCAGCGGTAAATTATGTGCTCAATGACGACCAGCGCACAATCGTTATGCGTAAGTATATGGATCGTAATACAATGGGTCTGAGTGAGATAGCAACAGCGCTGCATAAGGACCGTACCACCGTAGGACGTTGGCATAAAGAGGCCATCAACAAATTATCTAAAGCTCTGCTTCCGATCAACAACGATTACATGGAGATCACTAACGTTGACCATATGTTTGATACGGAATGGACATTCAAAGAACCAGCATAAATGCATCATTTTTGCACACAAATGCATCACATAAACAGGTAAAATGATAGTATAGGGAACAGTTGATGATCACCGGTAGCTAAATGCGCAGTCGTTGACCACAGTGTTTCCTAAAAATATGACGTTCTGCCCCGATCAAGTTAACTAGGCTTTCCGGTTACGCCGCGGTATCCGCAAAACCGGATCATATATTAACCAATGAGTAACGGATAACCGTTGCTCTTTTTATTTATAAGGAGTTAGAGAGGATGTGATCACTATGGCGACAGGAGTCACGCCAGAACAAAAGGAACGTATACAGGCCCTGTTAGCCGAGGGTAAGACTACAAACGCGATAGCCAAGGATTTAGGTATGTCGTGGAATAAAGTTGATGGTTTGATCAAGGAAATGAATCCAGAAGTAAAATCTGCAGACGTAGGGAGACCGCTAAAATTTAAAACTGTCCAAGAGTTGCAAGAAAAGATTGATGATTACTTTGAATCGTGTAAGAACATAAAAGGTGATTTAATACGTCCATATACGATAACCGGACTGGCATTGGCGCTTGATACAAGTAGAAAAGTGTTACTTGATTACGAGAATCGTGATGACGAATATAGTTACACCATAAAAAAGGCAAAACTCAGAATTGAGAACTTTGCAGAGGAATCACTATTTACATCCAAGCAAACTGCTGGGGTTATCTTTAACCTCAAGAATAATTACGGATGGCAAGACAAGCAAGAGGTAGGATTAAACGGTGGACTAAACAACACGAATCAGGACTTAACTAGCATGACCGCAGAAGAACGGAGGGAGAGAATCGATGAGCTTAACCGCCGCCGAGGAAATGGAACTCCTTCAACTGCTTGAAATAGAAGCCAAAGAATCAGCTAAGACCAATTACTATGATTACGTTAAATATGTCCATGGTGGCCTTTATAAAGAGAGCCGACATGGATTTTTTATATGCGACATCATCCAAGAAGCAATAGAGCGCAAGAAAGCTATGATCGAAGGTAAGATACCGATGGAGAACCAATACCTTGGATTCTCGATACCGCCAAGGCATGGTAAGTCTATGACGATCACAGAGACGCTTCCTAGCTTCTACCTCGGACAATTTCCAAATGACCGCATCATAGAAGGATCGTACAATACGACATTTGCACAGAAGTTTGGAAAGAAGAATCTGCAAAAGGTCAACATGTACGGAGATGAATTATTCGGATTACGTGTTAGTCCTACTTCTAAGTCTTCATCCGATTGGGATATCGATGGCACACGCGGAGGCATGATTTCACGTGGTATTCTTGCCGGTGTAACTGGTGAGGGTGCTGACCTTATGATTATTGATGACCCGATTAAAAACCGCGAGGAAGCAGACTCAGAGGTCTACAGGGAAAAGATGTGGGGAGAGTGGATTGATTCATTCTCGACACGTTTACACCCTGGGGCCATTTGTATTTTTATCATGACACGATGGCATGAAGACGACCTAGTAGGCAGGCTGCAAAATCGCGAATACGGAGAGCCATTAGCGATGATTATGACGAATCTTCCGCTTGAAGCTGAGGAAGGTGATTTGCTAGGTAGAGATCCTGGTGAACCGCTTTGGCCTGAAAGGTATGGTTATGATTTTATCGAGGCAAGGAAGAAGTATCCATCATCGTTCAATGCTCTTTACCAGGGTAGGCCGACAAGCCAAGAAGGTAACATGCTTAAACGTCATTGGTGGAAGTACTATGACGTATTACCTCCTGTAGCGTCTAAGTTAATAAGTATAGATGCAGCGTTTAAGGATAGTGACGACAGTGACTTTGTTGTTGTTCAAGTATGGGGTAAGAATAGGGCAGACATGTACCTAATCGATCAGGTTAGGGCAAAGATGAATTTCATGGCTACAGTACAGACGATAAGAAATATACACATTAAGCACCCTGATGCAACTTGGAAGTTAATCGAAGACAAAGCGAACGGATCAGCGATCATATCAACTTTGCAGAGGGAAATTGGCGGCATTATACCGGTTAACCCAGAAGGCGGTAAAGTAGCCAGGGTTAATGCTGTATCGGCGTTCATTGAAAGTGGTAATGTATTTTTGCCACGTCATGCAGAGTGGGTGCATGATTTTGTAGAGGAAGCAGCAAGTTTCCCTAATGGAAAAAATGATGACCAAGTTGATGGTATGTCCCAAGCTTTGAATAGATTCATTTACTTCAGCGGTGATTTCCCTGTTGAGAACAATGTGAGTACCCCATTCCCATTCCGTACTGATGAACCAAATGGAGGTGACTATTTAGGATGGTAGATGAAGCTGCAAAGCTAGGTGAACTGCTCAAGTTGCCCAACCTTGAGGAAGAAACCATAACGCTGATTAACGCTAAAATGCGTGAATACATTGGTGAGATCAAACCGTTGACACCATCACAGACACATGGCTTTGAAAGTGTCATGAATGAATGGCTGAACGGCAAGAAAGAAGGTGATGAATGATGCAGGATACAGTTGCAACGGATAAGCTTTCCAGTGAATTTGAGAAGCAGTACAAAGAAGGCCTGTCCTATTTGCGTAGGATGGATTTTATTGAAAAATGGCCACAATATGAAAGGTTTAAGGCTGGAGACCAGTGGCCGGCACCAACACAGCGTACCAAAGGGCTACCGCGTCCGGTGTTCAATGTTATCGATATGGTTGAGTCACACAAGGTTGCATCTGTCATGTCGGAGCAGATCAACATGATCTTTTCCGCTGATGAAATGGATGAGGATAATCCGACTGATGTGGATGTAGGAAATCTATTCAGCCGTAACTCTGCTGCTACTTGGGAGCGTATCAAACAGGATGAACTTAACGAAGAAGCCCTAGATATAGCCGCGAACACAGGTACAACAATATGGCATTACTTTTGGGACAATAGTGTTAAGGGTGGAAATAAGCATCCTTACATTGGTGAGATGGAAGGGGAAGTACTGGACCCGATCAACGTATTCTTTGG